CACAGCATTTAATTGGATATCAAAAACGCAAGTATTTAGAAAACATTATAAATGACGATGTAAGTCAATATAAGTTTTACCAGGGAATGTTACAAGATAAGGGTACAAAAAATAGTTTAGTAAAACTGTTTGATGCTCTTGCAAGTGCTGATAAAGAAAGTTTAGAATTTTATGAAGAATGGGCAATTAGAGTTGGCCAGTATGGCGCTACTGATAACTTTGACGATGTTGAATTTTTAATTGATGAAAAACAAATTAAAACTAATCCTCAGCCTGTTGAGCTTGTAACTAACTTACCGGCTAACGATACCGACACTATTTATAAACTAACCCCAGCAGACGTATATAAAAGACCTCAAAACTACGATCATAAACCGTTTCCGACGGTTGTAGATTACACACAATTTACTAAAGACGCCGGATTTGTGTTTGATGCAGACGCTGCATATAGAATTAACGATAAGACAGATATACTTACAGCTAATATTGATGTAATTGGTGCCAAAGATTATATTTGGGTAACAGGTGATAGAGAACCATGGGACGTTTTACAACATGTAACTACTGATATTAGAGTAACTAATATAACAGGCTTTGACGAAGGTGCTGATGCATTTGTTGGTGTAGATAATCCAGGTGGCACAATCGAATTTGACAGATCGCACTCTTTCAAAAGAGGTGACATAATTGGCTTGCAGAATACATCAACACAGAATGATGGGTTTTACACTGTAGAAGTTGTAAAGCCTACTAGTGTAAATGTTCTTGCTGGCGCAAACAATAGTATTGAAGATCTAAGTGATATTAATGGCTACGTAAGTATTTTACGATCAGTAAATTTTGATACAATAAAAGACGCAAACATTGTATTAGAAGACAAAATAATTAAAGATCAGAAAGTTTGGATTAATGGTTCAACTAAGAATGATTGGGTTGTTGCTATACAAAATAATGTATACACTGATAAATCACATTATAATAATCCTAGCGATTATGACATTACATCTGCATACGAGTTTGGATCTGCTATATCGGCAAATAAAGCAAACACTAGATTAGCACTTGGTGACCATAGTGCAAACAGTTTAAATGGTAATGTTTACACTTATCAAAGAGGTTCAAATTTAAGAGATTTATTATTTGAAGAAACATTAACTTTAGACACTGACACATATCCAGTGGCAGACGGTCATCGCTTTGGTGCAGATATTGATATAAGTGCAGACGGCAAATATCTAATTGTTGGTTCAAGCACAGCAAGTGAAGTTGCTTCTAATTATCAAAGCAATTATAGTAAAACTTTAGATTATGCTGAAAACGACATTGTTAAGTATAACGAAAACTACTGGAAGGCAGTAAGAGCAATTACTGCTGAAAGTGACAGTATTACATTTAGTACTTTTGACAGTTATGCAAACTTTGAACGATCAAGCGATAGTTCTTTACTAACACTAATTTTACAAGGTAGTCCGTACTTACCAAACTTACAAACAGATCACTTGTTAATTGCTGCACCTTTTGATCAATACAGAGGTTCTAAGCCACAAGACAAACTAGTTCTTAAGTGGAATAATTATACAAACTTTAATAGAAATATAGGTAATGCAAGTCCTGTAGAAGTGTTCCCAGAAGGCATCAACGCACAGAATTTAGCGGCATCGTATACAGAGCCAACATCAACATTTATAAATGGCGAACATGTTATTGTAGAAAAGGTTGATGCTGTATTACTAGTAGAACCGTTTACTGATCCTCCAACAGATGGCGACATAATAAATGCAGTAGGCGGCTCAGCAACAGTTTATAAAGCATTCCGAAGAGATTTTAAACTTGTACTTTATATAAAAGATACAAATGGAGTTTTTGGCCCAACAGGAACTATTACAAATAGTAACGGAACACCAATTGGCGATTATACACAGCCAAACTATAATGGCACAACTGGTGCTATAGGCGGCTGGTGGTATATTAACACAGGCACAAACTACTTAACATCAGATGAATTTACACAAGCAAAAGACTTTGGTGTACCGGCTTACGGTCTAGTATACCAAGATGTATTAGTTTACAATGAAGATACTCAAACATATGCAAGGTCTATACCAAACTTTTATGCGAACGGTTTAGATGATGTTGCAAGTACAATATTCCCAACTAGGGACGAACCAGTATTTGTTAGTATTCTTTCGCACAGAGGCGCCGCATACATAAATGTTGATAACGATGGTGTACAAAACATTTTAGACAACAGATGGTTAATGAGAGTTCCGTCAGCTCTAGCTGGAGAAATTACAACTCCAGGCGATCAGTTTAGAGCATATATTAATGATCAGGCAGATGAACCAGATTTTACTTTATTAGGTATTGACCCTAGTTACATTAACGATAACTTACACACTGTTATAGATATGTGGGAAGGCTATATTGACTTTACATTTACTAAAACACAGGGCGCCGATGTTGACATGCTATCAGACCAAGACGCTGATACCGGTGATTTCTTTGAGCCTGCTTATGAAGGAAAAGTATTTACAGACCTATTAGGGAACATTGTTAATATTGGTGGAGCAACTGGCGACTTTATTAGAGATGAAATAACTGGTGCAAGAGGCCGTGTTGCATATTATATAAGACGTGCTACTGACCAAGGTAGAGTATATCTTAAAGATGTTACAGGAACATTTACTCAAGGTAACAGATTATTATTAGAAACATTAGAAGGACCTTCGCAATTACCAAACCAACGTATTATGGGTCCAATTAACAAAATATCTGTTACAGGAAACAATACAGGTAAAATTGCTGTAATGCAAAAAGGATCGACCTTCCCTGCTCACCCAGAATCATATGGTGGCTTAGATCAGTTTAAAGATTTGAATACGTTTGCACACATTAATAAAGAATTTTGGGTATACAAAGAAAACCTAACAGAAGCAGGCGCAGACGCAGAAGCAAGTATACCTAGCACATCAAACAGTGACTGGCGCCTTGTTTACAACTTACCAGTAGACACTAGCGGTTCGCAAGCCAGTCAGCCTGTAAATCAAGGTGTATATAGTATCTTTAATAGAGTAGGAAGCACATGGACCAACAGAGGGACATGGACAATTCCAGAAAGTACTACAAACAGTAATGTTGGTAAACAAGTTGCTGTAACACAAGATGGCGAACTATACAGATTTTACATAGGTTCAAAAGAGAACCTAACAGTTTTAAAACATGGTACTGACAAATACGGTAAAAAATACAATTATGCCTTAGATATTAATCCTCATTATAGAGGACCTTACTCGGCTGATGCAGCGTATAGAACAGATGAAATAGTTTTATACAACAATCAATTATATTCAGCACTTACATTTGTTAAAGGTGTTTTACCTACTGATACACTTAAATGGATAACATTAAACAGTACAGTAAATTATCTTCCATCATTGCCAAACGCTGTAAACATTTACAATGACCCAGTGTTTAATGATTTAGGTGAAGGTGTATTAGACTTTACAAAAGAAATAAGTGTAAGCGAAAACGGTCAAGTACTTGCAATAAGTGTAATTACTGATACAAGTGTTGACCCTGATAACAAAGTACTTGTTTATAGAATTTTAGATGATAGGTATGTTTTTGATCAGACTATTGTTGCACCTATATCAAACACTGGTTGGGGAAGTAGTATAAGCCTTAGCGAAGACGGTGACACTTTAGTAATTGCTGATCCTGAAAGTGATGTACAAGGTTATAACACAGGTAAAGCATATGTCTATGCAAAAGTAAATGGAGCGTTTGAATTACACCAAACGCTATCAGGTACAGGAACACTTAGTGAAAAGTTTGGCACTAAGGTTAGTATTTCAAAAGATATTATTGCTGTAACAAGCGGCAATGGCGACAGTATTACTGAAACAGTATTTGATAACGGTACTACGTCATTTGATGATACATTTACAACATACCCTGACAAAAGAGTAGACAGTGGTAGTGTTAGACTATACCAAAAAGTTAAAGATGCATACATACTTGCAGAAGAATTAGACTATGATGGCGATGACAATGTGCTATTTGCAAGTAGATTTGGCGAACAAGTTTTAATTAACGACAATCACATTTATGTAGGAGTTCCAGCAGATACAAACACATATTATGATGAAGATATAAATCCTGGAAGTTTTGTTGACTATCAAGTTACACAAGATAAAAAACCGTGGACATTATTAAGAACACCAAATGAAGTTGTTGACACACAAAAAATTAAATCGGCATTCTTATACAACGTAAAAACAAATCAACTAACTACATACTTAGATTATATTGATCCTGTACAAGGTAAAATTGCAGGACCAGCAGAGCAAGAATTAACATTTAAATCAAACATAGATTTTGCACGTTATAATGTTACAACATTACCTGACTATTTTAGTGAAACTTCTAATTGGGAAGAACAACATGTTGGCAAACTATGGTGGGATTTATCTACAGCAAAATTCTTTAATGTGTATCAAGAAGATATTACTAACCAGGCTAATAACTGGAGCAAATTAATACCTAATTACTCAGTTGATATTTATGAATGGGTAGAAAGTGATATTGTTCCTGCAGACTGGGATAACCGAGCAGATACAGCTGCAGGTTTTGCAAAAGGCATAAGTGGACTATCTAAATACGGCAATGATGCGTATAGTCAAAAATTAATTTATGATCCTGTATCACAAACATTTAGTGACAAGTATTACTTTTGGGTTAAAAACAAAGTAACTGTTCCTATTCAAGAAGCAAGAAAAATTAGTGCATCTGAAGTTGCAAAATTAATTGCTAATCCAAGAGGACAAGGTTATAGTTTTGTAGCATTATTAAGTAATGATAGATTTGTTCTTTATAACTGTGAAAATTTAATTAAAGACAAAGACATTGCTTTACATGTAAGTTACTATACACAGGATACACAAGAACAAAATAGACATTTAGAATATAGTCTGCTAACAGAAGGACTAGAAACAAGTGTACCTAAAGCAGACATAGAAAGAAAATGGATTGACAGTTTACTTGGATATGATTCAAGAGGACGTATTGTTCCAGATCCTGAATTAAGTACAAAAGACAAATACGGTACATTAAATAGTCCAAGACAAAGTTGGTTTGTTAATAGACATGAAGCATTTAAGCAAGTTATTGAAAGAGCAAACTTAGCACTTCGAGAAACTATTATTGTAGACGACTTTAGTTTTAAAACACTTAACAATGCCGATGTTCAACCGTTTGTAACTGACAGAACATATGATTATAAAATTGATACATTAGATGAATTAAATTTTATTGGTATTAACAAAATTAAAACAGCAACATTACAAGCATCAGTACATGGTGGCGTAGTAACTGATATTAGAATTACTGATACTGGTAGAGGATACAACGATCCTACATATGACAGTACTACAAGTGTTGTAAGACACGGACCAAGTTTTGAATTGTTTGGTAACGGTAGCGGATTAGACTTCAACTTAGAAATTAATAACCTAGGACAAATTAGTAAAGTAAACATTATTAACGGTGGTACTGGATATGATGAAAATTTAATAATTGAAGTAAGACCACTTACAGTAATAGTTGAAAACGATAGCACAGTTAATAACAAATGGGCTATTTACGAATGGAATAAATCATCAAGTCTTTGGGATAGAGTAAAGTCACAAAGTTACGATACAAAAGAATATTGGGATTATGTAGACTGGTATGCAACGGGTTATACACAATTTACAAGAATTGATCATAGAGTAGATGAAAGCTACCAGTTAGCATCAGCAAATGCTAAGATTGGCCAAATTGTTAAGATTGATAACATAGGTAATGGCGGTTGGTTATTGCTAAAACGTGTTGCAGATACTAATTCTTTAGATTATACAATTGATTATGAAACTATTGGTAGAGAAAACGGTACAATAGAAATTAGTAGCAAGATTTACAATGTAATAGAAAATACAGTTGGTTATGATTTACTAGGCTTCGACAACAGATTCTTTGATACTGAACCAGTAACTGAAGGTAGACAAATATTAACAGCATTAAAGAACGATATATTTGTAGACAACTTAGCAATTAAATGGCAAGAATTATTTCTTGCAAGTATTAGATATGTATTATCAGAACAGCAAAATGTTGACTGGGTATATAAAACAAGTTTTGTAAAAGCAAAACATAATGTAGGTGGACTAGAGCAAAAGATAAATTATCAAAATGATAATTTAAGTAGTTACAATGATTACATTAACGAAGTTAAACCTTATAAGACAAACATACGTGAATATCTAAGTTCTTATGAAAATATAGATAATACTAATACACAAACAAGTGACTTTGATGTTCCTCCGTTTTATGACTATACAGAAAACGGAATAAAAACTAAATCTGTAAAAATTAAAGATAACGAGTTGCTTGGAGCAGATGCGTTCTTTGATGAATATCCATATCAATCATGGAAAGAAAATTACGGATATAAAGTTACAGCAATTAATATTTACAATGGCGGAAGCAAATATACATATCCGCCGACAGTAACTATTGCAGGCGGTGGCGGTACAGGCGCTACAGCAAAAGCATATATTGGCGCAGGCAAAGTAGTTAACATTGAGGTTACTAATGCAGGAAGCGGCTATACTAGTGCGCCAACAGTAACTATTAGCGGATCACAAGCAGACGGTTCTACAACAGCAATAGCATCAGCGCAAATTGGCGACAGTGTTGTTAGAAGTCTACAAGTTGGTATTAAGTTTGATAGAGTTTCTGGACAATACTATATTACACTATTGCCTGAAACAGAAACATTTACAGGTACAGCAATAAATGATAAGTTTAATTTAAAATGGCCTATTAATTTAAAACGTAACAAAATAAAAGTTACAATTAATGGCACATTATTATTACGTAGTGAATATACATTTACTAACGTAGATGATAAAACATATACATATGATAGACAAAAAGGTCAAGTACAATTTAGTAAAACTCCTGCATTAGGAAGTATTATTGTAGTTGAATACGAAAAAGATCCTGCAATATTAAATGCACAAGATAGAATTAATCACTTGTATAATCCTACAACAGGAATGCTTGGTAAAGATTTATCACAACTAATGGTTGGAGTTGATTACGGTGGTGTAGAAGTTAAGAGCTTTGGCTTTGAAGGCACGTCAGGATGGATGACCGACGAATATGGAACAGACACTTGGGACAGTTACGATAACACATTTGAAGATGAAATTTTCTTTGCAGATGGAACTACTGTTGCTATTGAGCTTGCTAAACCTTTAGAAAATGGTATTGAATATAATGTTTATTTGAAACGTTTTGGACAAACAAACGCAATTAGAATAGACGATCCTAATTACGATACTATACCAACTAATCCTTTAGCAATGATGCAAACACTAACAGGTGACGGTGTAACACAAACAATTAATTTAGCCGAAAATGATATTCAAGTTAATGACGGTGATATTGTTACTATTAGAAAAACAACATCAGATGGAAGTTTCAAACCAGATGGCGATAGTTACGATACTATACTTGAAGGTGGCGCCCTGGCTTATGGTAATGCTGGAGGTATTAATGCAGACGACATTATATTAGACGGAGATTTATTTGTTACTCCTTTAACAACAGGAGGACCAGAAGAACTAGTTAATGGTCAAGTTATGGACTCTGTTAATATAACAGTTTATGAAAGAAACGGCGAAGGTCAAGGACAAATATATAATCAAAATTATTTGACTGATGGCACAACTACAACTTATCCACTAGGTTTAGCACCACACAGTAACGATGCTGTAATTGTTAAACTAGGCAATACAATAGTTGATAAAGCACAGTACACATTAGATTACACAGCTCTTACAGTAACATTTAAAAATGCGCCTGCAACAGATCAAGTATTAACAATACTTACAGTTGGTATAAATGGTCAAAATATAATTGACCTTGGAGTACTGTTTACAACAGAAGGCCAAAGTTCATACATAACAAATACTTTATGGAATGACAATTATTCAATATACCTTAAGAAAAATGGACAAGAACCAGACGGACCTGAATTAATTGCTAAGAAAAGTGACAAAGGATTTATTGAATTTGTGTTTAGTCCAGTAGCACCTCCTGTAGGTACAAGATTAGATTATGAAATTTATTCTAACAATACACAAATTAATTACAGTAAAATACAAAAAGACAATATTATTGCTGACGGATCGAGTATTACATACAACTTGTCAACTAATGCAATATACGAAACACCTGCAGAGTTCTTTAGCATTGTAGAAGTAAACGGAAACATTAAAAAGCCAGGTTACTCAAAAGTATTCTATATTACGGATGCAACAAAAAGAGAATATATGTTAGAAACATTCCAAGTACAAGAGTCAACTCTAAATGCTTCTGATACTGAAGTATATCTTAATGGTAAATTGTTAAACCAGCAAGATAGTTATACTGTTAATATTGGACAAAGTAGTGTTACAATAGGAAGTAATATTTTGTCACAAGGCGATATATTAACAGTTTACTTTAGAAATGGTGATTATCGTATTGTTGGCAACCAAATTACATTTACAGATTTATTAGCAGAAGATGATGTTATAAATGCGTACACATTTAGTAATCATGATATATTAGATATTAACCGCATAAGTTATGACGTAATTAACAGAAGCTCACTAACTCCTGGGTCAGCTAATTATTCAGCATACCATCAATTAACAGGCGGTAGAGTATTGTTAAATCAGCCAGCCAGCGGTGTTGAATATGTTTGGATATTTAAAAACGGTTCTATGTTGTCACCAAGTGTAGATTACAAGTTACAGAGCAACATGAGAATAATTGAGCTTGTTAATGAACCTAGTGAAAATGATACAATAGATATTATACACTTTACAGCACCAATTAGCACACCAACTATTGCATGGCAACAGTTTAAAGATATTCTTAATAGAACACATTATAAACGTGTTGATAATAACGATGGTGTAAAACTAGCACAAGATTTAGCATTTAATGATCTTAGAATTGTTGTTGTTGAAGGAGCAGATAAATTACCAAGACCAGATAAGAGTTCTAATAAACCAGGCATTATTTGGATTAACGGCGAACGTATTGAGTACTTTGCAAAAACAGGCAACGATTTAAGACAGTTACGCAGAGGCACATTAGGAACAGGTATTGCATCAGTACACAAGGCAGAAACTAGAGTTTACGGCGCAGGAGTAGAGAAAACTATTCCATATGCTGATCAAAACATAGTTTGGTCACCAGTTGCTGCTGTAACCGAAGGACAGACTGAATTCACACTTGATTTTACACCAAACAGTGTAAATGAGTTTGAAGTGTTTGCTGCAGGAAAGAGGTTAAATAAGGCTGCTATAGCTACATTTGATCCCGTACTTGCAATTGATTCACCCGAAGGTGATGTAAATACACCAGCAGAGTTCACTGTAAATGGCGATACATTAACACTAACAAGTCCAATGAAAGCGGATCAAAAGTTAGTTGTTATTAGAAAAGTAGGTAAATTGTGGACAGACCCGGGCACTCCATTAAAAGATGCTCAAAACGACATTGGTAGTTTCTTACGTGGAGCAAGAAGTGAATTACCCGAATAAATATACTAGTAGGAATAGAAAATGACAAACACAATTAATGAACAAAACGGTGTATTTGTACAGGGACATATTAAAATAAGTGACCCTAGCAGCGGCGAAGTCTTTGTTAACAAAAAGAACGCCATACACTATGAAAATATGAGTATTGCTCTTGCAGAATCTTTAGGTAATGCAGGACAGGGGCCTATTGCTGTAATGAGCTTCGGCAACGGCGGTACAAATATAGATACAACAGGGGTAATAACATATCTTACTCCAAACTCAACAGGAACAAACGCAGGTTTGTACAATCAAACGTTTACAAAGATAGTTGACGATAGAAATACAGATAATTTGGACCCTACTAGAAATAAGATCGAAACTAGACACGTAAATGGTACAAATTATACTGATATTGTTATTACATGTTTACTAGACTACGGTGAACCAAACGGCCAAGATGCATTTGATACAGCATCTGATGCAGATAACAGTTTCGTATTTGACGAATTAGGTTTGCGTAGTGTAAGTCCAGATGGTATTTTAGGTAATGGTAGATTGCTTACTCATGTTATTTTCCATCCTGTACAAAAATCACTAAACAGATTGATCCAAGTAGATTATACAGTTCGAGTACAAAGCCTTAGCGGAGGTAACAGCTAATGGCATATCAAATCCAATTTACAGATTTTACAAATAAAGGATCTATTGTTGTAGAAGATAGAGAAATAAACAATACTGATACTAGTTTATCTCTACCTGGCAGAAACAGCACAGCATACGGTGAAGCGATTGCAGGTAACTTCTTGCATATTTTAGAAAACTTTGCAAATAACAATCCGCCCGCTAATCCTGTTGAAGGACAAACATGGTATGATACAACTGTTGGTGTTGATGCACTTAAAGTGTATGACGGAACAAATTGGATTGAATCAGGAGGCATCAAAAAAGGCGCTGCACAACCTGAAGTTGGAAACAGTGTAATTGGCGACCTTTGGGTAGATACTAGTAATCAGCAATTATATTTGAACAACGGTTCAAGTTGGATACTTGTAGGACCAGAATTTAGTGAAGGTTTATCATCAGGTACAAAAGCAGAACTAATCCAAGGTACAGATGATAAAAGTTACACAGTATTAAAAGTTGAAGTAGGTGCTCAACCTATAGCAATTATAACAAATGCACAATTTACACCTAAAGTAAATATTAGAGGCTTTTCAGTTCTTAAACCAGGATTTAATTTAACTAGTTTAACACTGTCAAGTACTAATGCCAAGTATAACGGCACAGCAGAATCAGCAGAAGCACTTAGAATTGGAAACAGCAATATTCCATCTAGTAACTTTTTACGTGCTGACGTAGATACAACATCAAATGGTACACTTTATGTTAAGAATAACCAGGGTGTGCAAGTAGGTGCAAATTCGCAATTAGCATTAGAAGCATCAGGAGAAAGCGGCGTTGTAAAAAGTAACTTCAACGGTGCTAGTTTAGACTTTAAAGTTAAAAATGATCAAGGCGAACAAACAGCAATTAGAATTAAGTCTAATACTAATGTTGGTATTAATCAAGAAAATCCACAACTTCCGTTAGATGTAACAGGTAGCGGTCGTTTTTCAGGTAATTTAGACGTTAATGGTGTTGAAGATGCAGATGATAGTTTTAATGATACATTAACTGAAGGCACTATTGTAACATCAGGCGGCGCGAGTGTTGCTAAGAATGTTAAAATTGGTGCAAAACTTACTGTAAAAGGTCAAACAAATATTGGTGGCGATGTTATTGCTGATCCAGATGCATTAACTAAACCTAACATGGAAGGGTTTGGTACTGTAAAAGCAGACACATTTGAAGGTTTCTTTAACGGAAGTGTGTCAGGTACTATTAATGGTACAGCATCAAGTGCAGCAAAACTTAACAATAAAACTGTATTTGAATTAACAGGTGATGTAAGTTCAGATCCAATAACATTTGACGGTGCAGGCGATCTTACAAAAACATTTACAACGACATTAAGTGATAGATTTATATCAGATAAGAGTGTAGTTGTTACTCCTCAAACAGGAGACGAATTATTAATTAACAGAACACAGGGTGAAGGCGGATTATTTAGAATATCTCAAACAAACTTGTTAAAAGGCGTTCCAAAAAATCCAGTAGGAATGATTGTACCTTTTGCAGGCGAAGTTGCGCCCCCTGGTTGGTACTTGTGTGATGGAAAAGAAATTAGACAAACAGAAGCATCAGCGTTATTCAGCGTAATAGGATTTAAATTTAAAGATCCACAAAGTCCAAATTTTCAAAACTCTGCGGCATCATTTTTTGCTTTACCAGACTTTAGAGGTAGATTTTTACTAGGTGCTGATAACATGGGCGGCTTACCTGCAAATAGTGTAACTAATACAAACGCAGATAACATAGGTGGTTCATCTGGTTCTGAATTTAAAGATATTAAGGTAGAAAACTTACCAGAACACGAACACGACATGAAGTCGCCAGGTGGTACACAGCACTATGCAATTATTGATGATACTGTAGCACCCGATGAGCAAGGAAGTATTAACCAACCGTTGAATATTTCACAAGGCGCACAAACAACAAGTGGTATTCCATCAAGTGGTGGAATTAAAGAAGGCGGAACCGACGGGCAAGGATCATTTAGAGGTGCAGAAAATTTAGGTACAGCACTAGATGCTTTACCACCGTTCGTTACAGTAAACTACATAATATTTGCCGATAATGTTTAGGAAACGATATGAGTTATAATTTAAACAAAACAGATGGAACACTACTTACAGAACTTGTAGATGGGATACTGGACACTAATACTACTGACATAAGTCTAGTAGGTAGAAACTATTCTGGATACGGCGAATTTATAAATGAAAACTTTATAAAGATGTTAGAAAACTTTGCTAATCCAAATAGTCCTGTTACACCATTAAAAGGACAACTTTGGTATGACACAAGCGAAAACAAATTAAAAGTATTTGACGGCACAGACTTCCAATCAGCAGCTGGTAGTTTTATTAGTGAAACTTTTCCTTCAGGACCAGTACCAGGCGACACATGGTTTAGTACAGCTGAAAAACAATTTTACTTGTATGATGGCACATCATGGACATTAATTGGTCCAGCATTTAGCAGATTGCAAGGAAAAAGTGGAGTTATAACAGATACAATTTTTGATACTGATCTAAATTCAAAAACAGTATTAAAATTATTTACAAACGAAATATTACATGCTGTTATATCAGGCGAAACATTTACTCCAAACCCTATTCCTAACAATTTAGTATCAGGATTAGTTACAGCAACTAATGCAACAGGAACTATTTTTAAAGGTGTAAATTTAATAGATACAGTCGATTTTAAATATAGAGGTGTTGCTGAATTTGCGGAAAACTTAATTAATTCAGAAACTGGCGGAATAGTTAAAGAATCTGAATTAATGAAAAATAATTCCAATCAGGTATTACAAGGTAGATTAGACGTTAGAGTTAGTGCAGGTCTTTCAATTGGGCCAAATGACGATACTAGATTGTTTATGGATAACGGCTTTACTATTAGAAATACTAGAGCAGGTGATGATTTTAATATTCTTGTACGTGGTGCTAATGATGTACTTGACCAAACAAGTGCGTTAATAATTAAGCCCACAACAAAACGTATAGGATTATTTAATTCAAACCCCGCTTATAATTTAGATGTTACAGGCGATGTACGTATTACTGGTAATTTAACAGTAGAAGGTGACAGTTTTGTAACTGAAGCAGAAACACTACAAATAGCAGATAAAAATATTGAATTAGCTGTAGTAGATAGTCCTACAAACTTAACATGTGACCAAGGTGGCATTACATTAAAAGGCACTACTGATAAAACATTCCAATGGTTAAATTTAACAAGTTCATGGACAAGTAGCGAACACTTAGATCTAGCAAGTGGAAAAAGTTTTAAAGTTAATAGTACTGATGTATTATCAGCAACTACAATTGGCACTGGCGTAATTAACAGTAGCCTAAGAAATCTTGGTGTACTTGAAACACTTAATATAGGTACAGGCGGCACAGCAAGTGTAAATATATCTAATGCAGGTGTAATTACAAGACCAGGCGCAGGATCAGGCTTATCAATTAACGTAGGCGGCGATGTTGATCTAAACAGTAACAAAATTACAAACTTGTTAACCCCAACAGCAGATGGCGATGGCGCTAATAAAGTATATGTTGATCAAACTGTACAAGTAGAACCAATAGTAATGTCACTAGATATTACAGGCATGCTTAGTGTTAACGATGGAATTATTGCAATATTACAAAGTTTGTACCCTGCAACAACGTTTGCTAATGGCAAAGAAGCAAGAATTGCTACAACGTCTTATGCAGGTCAAGCAACAGACCCAATTGATATTGCAACACCTACTACAATCACTGAAGTGAATGTTAATGCAGCTGCAGGCGGCGTAGTAAGTGTAATACAGGGCATAAGTTTACCTAACTCTTTAACTCCTACATTTACGTTAAGCGTTACAAGAGGGACAAGAAACTTCATAATTACTAATGGGGCATGGACTGCAAATTAGTATAAATACAACGTGTAAACACAGGATTATATAGGACAAAAAAAATGGCGTATCAAATAGATAGATTTAATAAGAGCCCTTTAACAACAGTAGAGGACGGTACTCTTGACGAAACTACAGATATTAAATTTGTAGGTAAAAATTATGCAGGATATGGAGAAATACATAACGAAAATTTCTTATTCTTGCTAGAAAACTTTGCAGGTGCTAACCAGCCACCTAAACCAGTAAGCGGTCAACTTTGGTTTGACAGCGGTTCGGATAGAATAAAGTTTAGAGATGGCAACCAAAACTGGCGAACAGTAGGCGGTGCAGAAGTTTCCGGAGCTCAACCAGCAGGATTAGCAGAAGGTGATTTTTGGTGGGATAGTGCAAACGAACAACTTTATGTTTACAATGGTTCAAATTTTGTCCTAATTGGACCACAAGACGCAGGCGAAGGCCAAACAGCAATGATTAGTCGTACTGTACTTGATAATACAAGCCCAACAGGCGTTTCAAGAAGTATTATTACAGCAACAGTAAATGATTCTGTAGAGTTTGTTATATCACCAGTAGCATTTACGCTAGGCTCAGGTGCAGACAACGAAATAACCGGCTTCAGTGATATTAAACAAGGTGTTACATTAAGAGACACGCCAGCTTCAGGTGTAACAAGTACAGCAGTAAGATTCCACGGTACAGCAACAAACGCTGATAAATTGGGCGGCCTTAGTTCAGGTGATTTTGTACAAGGCGGTTCACCGAGCTTTGCTTCACAGTTAGACCTTAGTGCAGGATTAGTTACACATAGTAATTTTTACTTTACAATGCGTCCAGATAATCAAACTGGATTAATTAAAAATACAAGTGCAAATGCAAACCAAATTGACTTTGAATTAAAAGCACCTTCTACAGGTACACTTACACATTCTGTTGCAATTACAGCAGGCGGCATAATGCCTGGTGTTGCATCAACTGATTTAACATTAGGTGACAGTGGAAACGTTTGGGACGAAGTACATGCTACAGCATTTAAAGGCACAGCAGATAATGCAAACCAATTAAGACTTGGTAATTCAGGTAGCTCTTATACGTATGCTACAGAATCTAACGTAGGCGGCACTATTGCTGTAAGACAGCAAGACGGTGCAAATACAAAACTAGTTGCAGATATTTTCCAAGGTACAGCAACACAAGCACAATTTGCTGACTTGGCAGAAAAATACACAGTAGAAAAAGATCATCCTGTAGGAACAGTTATGTATGTAAGCACAGCAGGTGAATATGAAATTGCACCGTGTTTGCTAGATAGTTATCCAGTAGGTGTTATATCTGAAAAACCAGCATACTTAATGAATGCAGAAGCAGACGGACAAGCAATAGCACTTGAAGGTCGTGTTCCTGTAAGATGTATAGGCGAAATACGTAAAGGCAATAAAGTTTATGTAGACGCTGAAGGTTGTGCAAGTACAAAATTCACAGGTAATCCTTTAGTTGGCATAGCACTTGAAAGCAACTTAAACGAAGAAGAAAAATTAGTAGAGTGCATATTAAAACTTTAGGAGAAAACACATGCCGGCTGTAACAGACTTAGTTAACTCGTCCGTATACAATGCAATTAGAAGTTCTATAAACAATGTATTAGGAGTTGGCGACGGCGCCCAAAACGGATACGGTAGAACACTTGAGAGTGTTTCCAAAGCTGATAATGATGTAATATTTGCTGCTGATATGCAAACATTGTTTAACGATTTAGTTAAAACAAGAACACATCAAACAGGCAATCCCCCAACATGGTCAAATGCAGATGGACTTGCAGTTCCGTCAATAGGCGAACTAGTTGGTGTGTATGCGGCAGATGTTGGCCCAGGTGGTACAAGTGCAGATGCAACAGCAGACCAAGCAGAAGGGTTTGCAGACTTTGAAGCTGCGGCACAAGATATTTTAACTGATAAAGATGTATTTGATGCATCACAGTTTAGTACAACTATAGAAGATACAAACACAAGACAGTCAAGTTGGAACGGCAGTATTAATCATACTGTAACAGTTACTTGGCTAAATGCTGATGAAAGACGATACTTTTTTAATACTGGCGGAACAATTAAATTTGATGCTAACCTAACAGGCGGAACAAGTGTACCTGGAGATGTTACAACAACACCTCCTGCTACTAAAGACGAAATATGGCAAACAATGTTAGGTACAATGGGTACTGTAAGATTTAGCAAAGGCATAACAGCATCAGATGGTACTAATCCGGGTACAGGTACAGCAATTGGCAACTATTATGATTGGTCAAGTTCAAGTTCTGCAAATCCAGTAAGAATTTTTACAAAAGGCGGTGCTGGGCTGTATGCTGAAAATGAATATTATAT